GGAGAACTTAAAGTCTAACAGACAACCATGTGCTGGGATAGCACCATACCCTTTAGGAGGAATGAACTCTAATGACACGAGTTACGCGGACTAGTATAGCTCGTCTTTCTGCGCTCCCTGGGTTCAGAAACTTGTTGGCTACACTAGGCCGACTGAACAAGCCAGGTTACGGGAACTCATTTATTGAGCCCTTCAACGACGAAAATACGTTTTCAGAATTCCAGGAGAAAGTTGACGAATTAGCATACGGACTCGATCCTGTGTTGGATGAGATGGAGAAATCGAATCGTGCAAAGGCAGTACCATTCGACCGTCCGCCCTATAGCGAGTGGGCCGAAAACGTTTACGACTATTTTCAGGAAGTAGGATCTCCTGTTGATGACGCTGTTGAAGCTGAGATTGTTCAGAATGTACTGGATTACTTCGAATATCATCGATTTTCCACGAACATTACCCCTTTAACATTCGAATCAGGGTTTAACCATTCTCGGAAAAACACCTCTCTCGGACTACCGCATCTTACATCGGACTGGTCGAATAGGAAGGTACTTGCTGGGTATCTCGGCCGCGGTCGTAAATTGTTCGAGGGGAAACGGGCGCCGTTGAATCCTTTTGTACTGTTTGTTCGAGTACAACAGGGGAAGACGGTTGACAGTAACAAGATTCGTCCAGTGTGGGGTGCTGATCACGCCGAAACATTTGGATCTTTGCCGTTTCTGGTGCCGCTGATTGAGTCTATGCGCGAACGAGCTGGTATGAGCGCATGGAAGGGAATTGACGGTGTGCAAGCTGACGTGGCAAGTTGGCGTCGACCTCTAGAGCCTGAGGAACTCTACCTATCGGGCGACATTTCACGGATGGACCAGTCAGTCCATGAGGTCGATCAACGCATCGCATTCACACTCATTCAGCACCTAATCTCTATGCCTCCCAAGTTGGTGGAACAACTTATAGAGCATTATGTCTTTGGGGAGCTGGTAACTCCAGAAGGCATTCTCGCGGGTCGACACGGACTCCCAAGCGGCGTAGCGTTTACCAACATGGTAGATACACTCGTAGTTTTGGGCAAAAGCCTCACCGCAATGAGGCGCCTAGGATATCAGATCCCGGAAATTTCGGGACAATGGCATGGCGATGACTTTGTTATACGGATCAAACGTCAGTTGGCAGCTGATTTCATCGGTATAATGAACGAGCTAGGTGTCACTGTGTCTGACGATTCGTCTAAGACACTCCAAGATGGCGAACGATTTCAATACCTTCAACGGTTATGGACGCCCCATCTTGATGCTGTTTATCCACTCCATCGTATTGGAGCAAGACTAGTCCACAGCGAGCGTTTCATTACGCAAGTGTCCACGCGAGAGGGTGAGAAAACTGAGTTCGATAAGGCAATTCGAATGCTCCAAATCTATTCCAAATTGGAAAATGGACGAAACCATCCTCGCTTTTTGAGTTTCGTGGAGTTAGTGGGTAAATATGACCGCTACCAATTAAGCCCAGAGATCATTGGCGGTAAGTGGAAGTTTCTGGAGGGAGTAGAAGGGTATGCCTCCCGCCCGACAGAAGCTAATTCAGGTGGTCTAGAGAACACCGCAACATTCCGAGCGGTAATGCGTCTTCGGATGTTAGGTAAGTTGAAACCACAGACTGGCG